AATTGAAGTAATGGCTAAATTACAAGCTGATAACCTAAGTTTCAATGCGTAATTATAAAATCTAAAAAAGATAGTCTCTTTTCATAACAAGATGCTGGCAGCTATCTGGTCTGATATAGACCAATTATTACCAAAAAAACCCGAAGAAAAGCCAGTTAATAAAAACTTTTGTCGTGAGTGTTCGGGGGTGAAGGTTATTTCACGAGAGGGTCTTCCGACGTGTTCAGAATGTGGTCTCATTGAAGACAACTTTGTTGATGATACAGCTGAATGGACAAGTGGTGTGACAGATGATGGTCGTGTGAATGATCCATCTCGATGTGGGAATCCTAACCCAAACCCTGAACTATTTTCACAAAATTGGGGAAAGGGTACGATTATTTCAACCCAACGTTCTTCAACATATGAGAACAAGAGAATGGCAAAAATAAACTTTCACATGTCAATGAATCATAGAGACAGATCTCTATTTCATGCGTATAAAGATATAGACGAGGCGTGTAGTATTACTATTCCTGAAAGTGTGCTAAAGGATGCTAAGATGATGTACAGGAAGTTTAACGAGGGGAAGTTGACACGTGGTGCTGTGAGACTTGGAATCAAAGCGAATTGTGTATTGTATGCATGCCGTCTTGCTAAGGTTTCTAGAACAACGAAGGAAATTTCGGATATGTTTGGAATACAATCCAAAGACGTCAGTCGTACTACCCAGATATTCAAAGATACCATCATGGGTATCACGGAGAAGAACTACGTGACGAAGGCTCATGATGTCATGCAGAGGCTTCTCAATGCATTTGAGATCACGAGGGATCAGAGGTTGAGATGTAACAAAATGTGTAACGCGGTGGATGACTGTGTGGATTTGATGAGTAAAACACCTAATAGTATTGCTTCAGCAATAATTTACATCACTCTCAGCCCGGGTACGACAAAAACACAAGTGTGTGAGAAATGTTCAATTTCTGTACCTACATTAAACAAAATAGAAACTATTATAAAAAAACACTTAGAGTTTAAAGGTCTTTCATAGTAAATGAAGTTGTTTCTCTCAACTCCATGCTACGGAGGCCTATGTTTAGAGAAGTATATGTCTAGTATTATTAAGCTTCAATTATTACTTGTAAAAGAAGGAATTCAACTTTATCTCGATACTACTGAAAATGAATCACTCGTGCATCGTGCCCGTAATGTAGCCGTGGGTCGTTTCATGCAAAAGACGGATTGTGAGTACTTCATGTTTATTGATGCCGATGTAGATTTTGAGGCCGAATCTGTTGTCCGTCTTGTTCGTTCTGGTCACGATATTAGCGTTGGGTGTTACCCCAAGAAGGTTGTGATGTGGGATCAGGCAGCCAAAGCTGTGAAGGATGGTGATGAACGTAATATGGCTATGCTTTCCTCAAGTCTAGTTGTAAACTTTGGCGCGCAACGGATTGCGGTTGAGAATGGCTTCATTCCCATTTTAGATGGACCCACGGGATTCATGTGTATCAAAAGGGAAGTTTTCAAGAAGTTGGAGGATAAGTTCCCTGAACTATGGTGTAAAAATGATCACCAGAATAGGGACTTTGATGACTATCATGCGTGCTTTGACTGTATGATTGACCCAGGTTCAAAGAGGTATCTCTCGGAGGATTATGCATTCTGTCGGCGCTGGCAACAATGTGAGGGTAAGATTTATGCAGACATTAATACAACACTTGGACATGTAGGGAATCTCCCATTTAGTGGATGCCTTAATGACAGGCTTAAGGCTTAGACACAAAATAATTGTAATATGAAGTTTTGTACAATTATTGTGACTCGTTCAAAGTCATGTTCCGTCAAGACACTTCATACGATTCTCAAGATGAACATCCATTGTATTCAAAATAATGTTCAAAATGAAATTTTGTATGTAAATGATGATCCATTTGAGAAAGTAGATCTAATTAATAATTGTTTACCCCGGTGTGACCGTCTATTTTTCATTGATTTTGGTATCAATGTAGATGAAGAATCAATCAAACAAATGTTTCAACCTCACGAGGGAATTGGAGTTCTCGTTTTTCCCGGTGTAAAGGATGGAATTGATTGGGGTCTCTTCAAACATAAAGTGAAGGAAGGTTCAACCGAGCCAGTTTCACAGATGGGTCTTAATTTTGATACAGAGGTTGGGAGGAAGATCTCTGATGATATTTATACAGTTACAAATACCAGTGCTCGTGCATGGGTAATGTTTTCTAAAAATGTCATCAAGAATATCAAAGATAAGAAGGGTAATTGGAATGTTAATGTGAAAATATTTGAAAAGTTGAAGGAGCACGGGGTTAAAATATACGCATTTACAGCAGCTAAGTTGACGATGACTTTTACACATGAATGTGTAAGTAATATTCTAAGCGCAGCTGGTGTTAAATCTAATTAAAGTTTAAAAAGTATTGAAAATTATGTCGTCATCACTTCGCGAACATGTTGTAAAATTCATTCATCATGTTTGGGGAAGCAAGGAATATTTTCCAGGTCCACAACCAATTTCAATTGAACGTAAGCACTTCCCAATTCTGAAAGGTGCTGAATATGTCGTATGTGAAAAGACAGATGGTGAGAGGTATATGATGGTCGCTCTCACATACGACGGTAAACCAAAATGCTTCTTTGTTAACCGGTCTTTTGATATGTTTGAAGTGAAGATAAACCTCAATAAAAAGGCATATGAGGGGACCATTTTGGATGGAGAACTGTACGACAATATATTGATGGTCTATGACGCCATTTTAGTTAATGGAGTGCTTGTAGCTCGTCAAAACCTGGATGAAAGACTTGCAGCAGCTGAAGATATGATGAAGTTTATCATCTATATGAAGTCTGATAAGCATCGTCTAAAGATGAAAACATTCCACATGATGAAGGATTTTCGGGTATTCATGGATGAATATCTCCCGACCGTCCAACAAAAGATTGATGGTCTCGTGTTCACACCTATGAATGATCCGATTCGTCTAGGGACCCACGAGACGATGTTCAAATGGAAACCCCTCGAGAAGAATACAGTTGACTTTCTCATGAAGAGGGAACCTACACGAGAAACTCCTGGGTGTCATCCAGGACCCCTAACTTGGAGACTCTATGTTCAAGAAAAGGGGAAGCTCTACTTTGAGAGTGAGATTCCACTGAACAGGATTTCAGATGAACTATGGTTTGAAGATGAAGCCATCGTTGAGTGTATGTATATGTCACACGAATCACCAATGTGGTGGAAACCCCTCAAAAGAAGGAGGGATAAAACACATCCAAATAATCGTAGAACCTTCTATAGAACTATAGTGAATCTCAAGGAGGATATCAAGATGAAGGAGTTTTTAGATTGTAGACCATGAAATAGTGACCAGCCTCTTCGGGTAGGTCTTGTTGTGTAATTTGATCATCATTCGCGTAGTACCACTTGTTTCGTCTCTTCATAAATCCCACATAATGTCCATCGTTTTGTAACCCGACATGAACTGCACTCGCTATGAGATTATATTCATATTTATCCATGAGTATATTCTCGATAATCTTGATGTGACTCTTCCTATCAAACGAAATCATTAGAATTTGTGGAAGTTTTGAAAATAACTTTCGGGTTGTCGCGACATTGTGAACTTTACCCTCCATATCTTCAAAATTATCCAATACATCCCAATCTGTACTTTTTTTTAACATTTCTTCCATATCTGTACCATTGGAGGTGATCAAATGAACGCTGAAGTCTTCTTCATTTACCGACTTACCCCCTGGCCATATCGTCTCTTGTACCTTTTTACCATAGAACCACTTTTTGATGATGGGTATCGCTCTCTCTAGAATATCTATGATACACAAGATGACTTCTTGAACATCATGTTGTTCTTCAGATTTAAACCTAGAAAATTCCCTTTGAAAAAGTTTTAAAAATGCACTGATGTTAATTGATTCTTCCCCCTTTGTCCAATATACGAGAGTGAGATCATAGTACATTTTTGTAAATTCACATTCACCATCATATGGGTGTCTAATGATATAATTCGTGAGTATGGGAATATGGAGGAGGCATTGGAGGGCTGTGTTGAAGTAACATGTATTACCAAGGTTTAAAAAACCTCTCATTACAATTTATGTATAAAAAACACTTAAGAGAATGACGCGAATGATAAAAGTAAGTAATAAAACAATGCATGACATCAAAGCTATCGTTGAAAAACTATTCCCTGTTCTAGGATCCCACAAGGATGAAGAACATATTGAAGTGGAACTACGTCTAGGAAAATACAATGGTTCTTTTTTTGATACCAATGTGGGCAAAGAAACTTTTGAGAGGGTTCTCAAGGGTCTTCGAAAATATGATAAATGGGAAAAGACTGAAAGTTCCATTTCTGATATGTTTTACAGTGACAAAGACTCTATCCGGATCACTTCTAATCAGGATACTGGTGAACAGAAGATGGTTCAAAAAATAAATGTCGTCAAAGAAGACTTTTATGGAAATCCAATGGATATGCGCTTCAGTGTATCTAGAGAGATCCCAAATTGTGGTGAATATGAAATGGATCGCAAGAGGACAAAGACCCGTTACTCATTTGTGCGTAAGAACTTGAGCATTGACATGACCATATCTTCAGGAGATAATGCCGATATGGATTCTGAGGAGGAACATTCCTACCAAATTGAGTTTGAGATTGTGGATCCAACAAAGGTTTCTACCCGTGACGAGTTCTTCAATATTATCCACAAAGTGAACGATCTATCAAAATTAATTTCAGTGTAATAGATATATAATGGCTACAAAGTATTTGCCTTTTCTAATGCTCGGGTGTGTAGCCTGTTCTAGTTCTTCACTACTTGGATACCTAATGATACCAACCACTGGACCAACTGGACCAACTGGACCAACTGGGCCAACTGGGCCAGCTCCACCTGGGAAACCAAAGTTTCGCTATGTGAAAATTCTCAGAGATAAAGCCCAACACGAGGCTGCTGGTATACCATGGCGTTATAACCATCACATAAATTTAATGGAAGTTAAAGTAATTTCCGGTGGTGTCAATGTTGCATTGAATGCAGCCGTTACTGCGAGTTCCCAACATGCCGGTATAGATCCGATGAAATTGACTGATGGGATTATGACAACACAGGCTCACACTGAAACGGCTGAAATTGAATGGTTTTTAATAGACCTGGGAAAAGAATATCCCATTGATAAGGTTGAAGTTATCAATAGAAGTGACAGTGATAGCGCTATGCGTGCTCAAGGTATAAAGATTCAATTATCCAAGAGTGCTACAATGAGTACTCCTACAGAATCTGATTTTGTTTCGGTAGCCCAAGCTGCGCAAGCAACACCTAAAATTACATGGATACCAACTGGTAAAACACTGACTGCCACCGCTAATTAAATGTTTCCATAAATTATCTCACCCTTTAGTAAATGATGTACCTACTCCTAGGTATCATAGCTTTTGTTCTCATGTACGAGACGAGAAATAAGAGTGAAGAGATTGTGGGATCTAAGTATTTTCATTTAAGTCATGGTGCTTCCAGAGAGATGTATCTCAGAATGAGAAGCGATGGTATGAATGAAAAGGGACTCAAGAAGTTTGTATTGATGGAAGATCGTCTCCTCCAAATTGAGAAGATGTCAGTATGCTCCGGTATACCTCATATAGTTGAAGCTACAACTATATCAAATATTATTAAAGATGTATTCCCAAGGTATAACTTTGCCTATCACACTATACACCTCAAACAGGTGGCTGAACCAACTAAAACCGTGAACACGAGAGTAACATGTTAAATAAGTTCCATATGAGCATCTTATGTCTAGGACTTTTCATATCGTTAAAGTTTTTTGTAATATACATGATGAGTCCATTATCATCCGCTTCACGAGCTCCATATTCTCTCTCAAGGGTAGACATACCCTCTTTACTCACCCTACCTTTTCTAATATAATCTGCCACGACATATATGACTCCGTCTAAAAATTCTTCAATAGCCATGTCAATCCAAGAATTTTTAGGTGTCCCCCACTCTCTCGTATCAGAATCAACAATTACCCCGTGACCATATCTCTTCATACCAATCTCGAGACGCTCTGTCAATTGCTCACCAATTGTTTGCATTTTATAAATATATGTGAGCTATTCCTTAAGTTTACATAGTTTCTCTCTTAGCTTTTACCAATGGTTTAGGCCTCGCATTCTTTGTATTCTTTTTGTTGTCCAACCAAGTTTTCTTGTACCTCACGAGTTTTTCCTTGGTTGGTTTATGTACCATGATGTAATTGACAGCCCCAGTTTTGTATGCCTCTACCATATTACGGGGAATGCCATTCACATTAAGTTTATTTAATATGACCTTCTTCTCAAGGTTGCGCATACGCTCACGCTTCCATTTGTTCACTAGAATCTTTTTAACGTCATCTACATTCTTTTTGAATGGAATACCCATCTTGTTACCCGCTGTCATCTTACTCAGACGAATAGTCATTTCACGAACATCACTATTTAGGGATGGCATGACATTCTTGTAGCGATCTATCCATCGCTTACCGTATAACTTAATAATATCTTTTCGGATTGTATTGTCATCCAGACCCCTCTTCTTCATGACCTGTTCAGTTCTGACCACCTTCTTTTGTTCAACTTTTTGCTGTCTCACGACCTTTTTTGGTGGTGGTGGTGGTGTCTTTGGTTTAGGTGCAATCATGGAGTTGCGCGCCTTTTCAATCTTTTTACAGAGAGTAATCTTAGTTTCCTTCTCATCAAGTTGTATCTTGAGAATCTTGGCAACCCTCAAAAGTTCTGTTTTGTCATAGTTCATACACTTAGATTTACCAACTTTGAAGTTTTTATTAGACCCGGAAAGCTTGACGTCCTTCTTTTTGTTTGTGTTTTTGAATGTGGTACTATTCTTGTTCAGGAGTCTGTTAATCTTCTTGCATATCTCTTCCTTCTTGGTACTTTGGGTGATACCCACAACACCCATCTTCTTCGCGAAATCCATGAGTTCAGGTTTTGAGAAGCGCATACATTGAATACCGTTAATTTGGATATTGAGAACAGTCTCGCGCTTCTTTACAACCATACGGGGACCGGTTTTCTTCTTAGGACCTCTCTTTTGGGGAATACGAGCACCTTTGGTGAGCTGCTTGGGGGCTTCCCCGGTTACGTTAATATCATCGTTTGTGTTCATAATCTTAATCAGTTCTATAGCGTCATTGTAGGCAACAAGCATATCAGCGGGGCTTGGGGCCCCAGATATTTGAACATTTCCAGTTTGAGCGAAGTTGTACTTATGACCCTTATAGTTGACATACATAAAGGGAGAAAGTTCAGGTTCAAAATCTAATTTAGTAACCCCCACTGAAGCGTACAATCGTTGTTTGCGACTAGCTATAGTGGAAAAGTCTTTAAAAACACCATTGATTCTAAATTGGCCACTGAGATTGTTATACTCAAAGGGATTGTACAAGTATGCTTCCTTTTCTGTATATGTATTTACTATGAACCGACGGATGAGTTCGGGTTGATTGGCAATATTTTTACCTATAAAGCCACCAGAAAAGCGAATCTTACCATTTTTATAAATGTTTACGGTACCACCCTTAGATTCCATTTCATCGCTGATGACAATTTTGATCTGCACAGTGAAGAATTTTCGGTTTATGTTACCACGCTTGCCGTATTCGCGTGTATGGGAGAACCCTTCTTGCATTGCACCATACCTCCCTATTATCTCCTTTGTATCTATATAAAGACCCTCACCAATAGATGTTTTGGCGATGGGTGTTCTCATAAGTATTTTTTTGAGATCAATGAGCTCACCTTCTCGTGGAAACTCCTTGTTTACTGTGGCGTTAAACATACCTGGATTTAATTTGCTAAAACTAAGTTCTATGTTACGAGGAGGAATGGGCACTGGTACTGGAGGTTCAAATTCACTGAGTATATTGTTTATCATTTTTTTGTTTTCATTTGGAAGTTTGTTATAGTTGGCATCTCTATTCCAGTTTGAATTGATAGCGTCTGAAAACTCGTTATAGTTCGCATTACTCATCATATTCTTTTCAAGGCGGTTTGGAAACTCTTGCCTTCTTAACATATTAGCTTCAATGTTTCCAGCTAGATTGTTATTTGACGCGGTTGTAGAAGCGGAAGATGGACTGACTTCCACCCCCGACTGATTCACAAACTCTTTGAGCTGTTGGCTCATTATTACTATTCTATAGTATTTTTTTTTAATAGTCTTCTGTGAATCCCAGACTCTCATCCACTACATCCATACCATAGATCACAGGTTGTTTTGGGTATGTACGTCCGTTGTATGTCACCACTTCTTCCCTGACTTCAATGTCTCTAGAACTGAAAGGTCCGGCGTAAAAGTCTTGAGTAAACTTATGTCTACCCAAATTGTTTGCCTGACAGTGTTGATTGAATACCTGTACAAAGAGTTTTTGTGGCACGAAGAGATCGTTTTCGTACTTGACGAGGGTACTCTCCATGAAGTTGTGGAGAGAACTCGCAACCATCGCAACTTGTTTCTGGACTTTCATGAAGTACTCTGGCACCACCCTCCAAATATCCTTTTTCTTGTATTTGTTAGAATAATCTAAGTAACCCCTAATACATTTGAGAAGAATAATAGGAAGCTCCTTGTGAAGTTTCTCATCAAGTTGGGGATCCGCATCACGCACCTGTTTGGAGAAGTTCCAAGTGAGGATACGACGAAGAACCGACCCAGAATTATCTTTCCAATTTGGAACCTCATTTCCGCCTAGAACACCAGGTACATTCCACTCAATAGAAACAGCTGTCTTATTCTTGACAGCAACAGAGACATCTTCTCCAGATACCATAGATTGGAACTCAGCTTGTTCAAGGGCGAGGTCACCTTTAACCTCGGGGGCAATAAACATGAAAGAATCCTTGATGGCTGAGAGACCAAACTTCTTCTCAATGTTGTTAGAGAGGGTACCAACGTCTTCATTCTCGTAGAACTTCTTGAATACCTTCGTAATTAGGGTAGATTTACCTGAACGGGCGATACCCTTGAAAAACGGAATTACCTGCCAGGCATCCATCTCACCAACATCGTAACAGAGACGACCACCCATCACATAGGCCCAGTTACAAACTTCTTGCTCAAACTTCTGATATTTGAGAACAGAATCAAAAAAGGGTGTTGGGATATCTTGCCATTTCTCAATGTGGGAGAAGTCATCAAATTGTTGGTCAAAATATTTGCACGCGATGATAGTTGGATCAAGGCAACGAAACTCTGGACTCTCGTATGGGTAGAAGCAACAGTCGTAGACACCACGATCTGGGATCCACTCTTTACCTACAAAGACACCATTCTTGAAACTCCAAACATGTCGGCGCTTTGTAATTTCCGGAAATTGAGCGTCAGTACATTTACTCATATTATCAACAACATCTCTGTAAACGTTACCCCTACTCGTAAAGTTCTTCCACATGGTAAAGTCGTCATCTTTTTGTGCAAGAGAATAGACAAACTGTTCAATCGTAAACTTTGTTTGCCAAGCTCGGGTACGATGCCCCTCAATAGTTCTAATTTCTTCACAACACTGTCCCTTGTATCTACGGTAGCCGGCTTTGTAGGTCTGATCCAACGAATGCAGGAGACACATCTGGAATGGAGTTGTCTTCTCAAGTTCTTCTTCGTCCATGGTGGAAGGATCACCTGATGTACTGAACTGTGGGAGAGCTGTGGGATTGTCCACCCGTTCAAAAGATGTGTAATGGCGTCTAATATTGTCATACCCGTCACTCAATTGTTTTAGAATGTTGTTGATTCGTCTCACAATTGTCATACCATCATCACCAGGTTCTTTCTTGTGAATCTTCAAGTCTCTCGAGTGATTTTTTAGGTTAATCAAGAAAGTTCTTTGTTTGTCCCTAATACCCTTAATAGCGAGGATGTCAATATGACTCGGGATTGGATTACCAAGTTCGTCAAAGTTCTCAGGGTGTACAAATTGACGATACCCCAATTCACGAGCATTCCTAAAGTCGTTCGTCTTTAGGGACCATGCCTGTTCAAAATTATCAATCACCCCATGTACCTGTTCTTCTTTCATCGATTGGATATGTTCCTTTTGAAGGTGTATCAAGGCTTCATACTTATTTGGATCCTTATCGATGAAATGAGTGTGCTCCATTCTAATTTATTACAATACGATTTTTCTTTCTAAGCTGATTTCGGGGGCTGTATTTTGGAAAGCATTTTAATTAAAATTTTATTTTGAGTTTCCAATTGGTAACAGATGTTGACCAGGGCAGAACACACAGTGTCACCATCTGGAGTAGCGAAAAGTGATGTCACGAGTCCTGTGAGATCCATCTCATCTTCGTCATCGTCGTTAATCTCAAAATCGTTCTCATCATCATCCGTGAAGACGGTCTCTTCCTCTTCCTCTGAAACAACTTCACCTTCTTCGTATTCGTCAACTGGTTCTTCCTCTTCAGGGCGTGACGACATTTAACCTAAACGGAGAAATTTAGAGATCTATTTTTTCGCACCTAGTGCGATTTCACCTGAAAAAAAAATATTGGTGTAGAGTACAACAACTCTCAAAATGGCTGGTGGTCTCATGCAACTCGTCGCTTACGGTGCCCAGGATGTCTACCTGACTGGCAACCCTAAGGTAACTTTCTTCCAGGCTGTCTACAAACGCCACACTAACTTCGCGATGGAAAACATCGAACAAACCGTCAACGGTACCGCCGCCAACTCCGGCCGCGTGTCTGTGACCATCGCCCGTAACGGTGATCTTGTCGGTGACATGTACCTCGAACTCGAGTCTGACGCGACTTCGTCCAACACCTTCGCGGGTGCCCCCTCTTGCTGGGTGGCTGAGCGCGCCATCGCCTCCGCGGAGCTTTCCATCGGTGGTCAGCGCATTGACAAACACTACCAGCGGTGGTGGCGTTTGTACTCCGAGCTTTACTTGGACGAAGCCAAGAAGGCCAACTGGGGTAAGATGACCACTGCCGAGGATGGTAAGACTGTCTACCTGCCCCTGATTTTCTTCTTCAACAGGAACCCCGGTTTGTTCTTGCCTCTGATTGCCCTCCAGTACCACGAGGTCCGTATTGATTTCGATCTGGCCTCGGACATGGAGACCTACCTGAACAAGGGTGTGTTCAAGGTGTGGGCCAACTACGTCTACCTGGACACCGAAGAGCGTCGCCGATTTGCGCAAAAGGGACATGAATACCTGATCGAGCAGGTCCAACACACTGGTTCGGACACTGTTACCGCGGGTACCACCTCCAACAAGCGTTTGTCGTACAACCACCCCGTCAAGGAGCTGGTGTGGTGCTTCAACGACCCCGCGACTGCTAACACCAGTACCGCGTTGTGGAACTTCACCTCGGAGACTGGCCGTACCGGAATTGTCCTCGAGTCCGACCCCACCTCGCCTAACTCCATTGGCGCGGCTGGTGTGTCCAACAACTATGTGCCCATCAGCCAGGGTACCGGTGTTCCCCTGCTCCGTTCCGGTAAGAACGGCTGGTGTGACATCAAGTTCAACGAGGAAACCGTCGGTCCCCTCACCGACTTCAAGCTCGTCCTCAACGGCCAGGATCGCTTCAAGGCCCAGAAGGGTAAGTACTTCAACCAAGTGCAAGCCTACAACCACCACTCCGGTAACCCTTACCCCGGTGTTTACTCGTACTCCTTCGCGCTCAAGCCCGAGGAGCACCAACCTACCGGCACCTGCAACTTCTCGCGTATTGATAATGCGCAGGTTGCGGTGACTCTCCCCGCTGGTATTGCGTCTACCACCCTGAACATGTTCGCGGTCAACTACAACGTTCTCCGCATCCAATCTGGTATGGGCGGTTTGGCTTTCAGCAACTAAGCATTATGTCTTAGTTTTTGGATAAAAATAAATAAAACTTA